ACAGTTACTGCTAAGTCACGTGCTTTGAAGGCAGAATACACTGTTGAATTGGCACAAGACTTGAAAGCAATTCATGGTCTTGACGCTGAAGCAGAGTTGTCAAACATCTTGTCACAAGAATTCATGTTTGAAATCAATCGCGAAGTTGTTCGTACAATCTATAAAGTTGCTAAAGCAGGTTCGCCTTCAACAGCAACAGCAGGAACATTTGACTTAGACGTTGACTCTAACGGACGTTGGTCTGTTGAGCGTTTCAAAGGTCTGTTGTTCAACATTGAGCGTGATGCTAATCACATTGCTCAAGACACACGTCGTGGTAAAGGTAACTTCATCGTTTGCTCTGCAGATGTTGCAAGCGCATTAGCTATGTCTGGTGTATTAGATTACACTCCAGCATTGTCAACCAACTTAAATGTTGACGATACAGGCAACACATTCGCAGGTGTATTGAACGGTCGTTTCCGTGTTTACATTGATCCGTATTCTGCAAACCTTGGCGCTTCTAATCAGTTCTACATGGTTGGTTATAAGGGCACTAGCCCATATGACGCAGGTATGTTCTATTGCCCATATGTGCCTTTACAAATGGTTCGTGCTATCGATCCTAACAGCTTCCAGCCAAAGATTGGCTTCAAGACACGTTACGGTTTGATTGCTAACCCATATGTTACAGGAAGCAACGGATATGATGCTGACGGAGATAACTTCACAGCAGCTCGTAACCAATACTATCGCAAGACTAAGGTAATCAACTTAATGTAATTAAGTAGCCGACAAAGATCGGAATTTAAAGGGGGAAGTAATTCCCCCTTTTTTGCTCTTTGCACAGGCTATAAATATATAGATGAAAAAGGAAAAAGATGGCATACACAGCAAATATTAATTTTATACAAGATAGTTTGGTTAGAGCCCAAACATCCAGTTATGATTTCTTAAGACCGAATGCATTTAAATTCAGTATTAAGGATTTACCAAAAACTTCTTTTTCATGTCAATCTGCAAATATTCCTGATTTGCAATTAGGATTTGCAACTCAACCTACTCCGTTTGTGGATATACCGACTATTGGAGACAAATTGAATTTTGGTGAGTTTACTATTCGGTTTATTATTGCTGAGGATATGTCCAATTATATTGAAATGTATCGTTGGTTAGTTGCTTTAGGATTTCCGGACAACTATACTCAATTCTCAACATTTACAAAAGATAGACCAAGTAGATTTCCATTTGTAACAAAAACAAACGGAAGAGAAGAAGTTTTGGCTTACTCGGATGGATTATTGACCATTCTCGACTCGACAAACACGCCTAAAGTAAATATAATATTTAAAAGCCTGTTCCCAATATCTTTACAGGCCTTAGATTTTGACATATCGTCAGCAACCGTAGAATATTTTACCGCGATCGCATCGTTCAAATATACTATTTTCGAAGTAGAACCTTTATAATATAACTTGGAGTTATTATGGATAAAAAGAAATTAAACAAAGTTACGCCAATGGCGCTACCAAAAGTACCGTCATTACCAAAGGCAGGAGAACCTCAAGCACCAACTCAAAATGAGGGAAAGCTTGAAGTAAAACTAGATGACCTTCGCAAAGAACGAATCTTTATCGCAACGCCTTGTTATGGCGGACAATTAACTGAAGCATACTTCCGGTCAACAATTAGATTGTTGACATTTTGCAACCAACATCAAATCCCAGTTGCATTTGGTACTATCGCAAATGAGTCGTTAGTTACTCGTGCTCGCAATGTGCTTGTTGCATATTTTCTACAAAGCGATTTTACGCGCTTAATGTTTATTGATGCAGACATTGAATTTCAGGTAGAAGACGTAATTAAATTAATTGCGCATAATAAAGATGTAGCAGTTGGTGCTTATCCTAAGAAGGGTGTTAATTGGCAACGCATTCGCGAGTCAGTTAAGGCAAAAGACGATCCTTATACAGATCAACAAATTGCATCTTTCGGTAGTGATTATGCTATCAACTTTAAGTTCGTCAATCGCGAACAAAAACAAATTGCTATCGAAAACGGATTGATTCGCTTACACGATGGTGCTACAGGCTTCATGATGATTAAGCGTGAAGTTATTGATAAAATGATTGTACAATATCCTGAGCTTAAGTATAACAACGATTTAAATACACCGCCAGAATTGAATCCTCATTTCTATGCGTTCTTTGATACTATGATTGATCCTAAGGACAAGCGCTACTTGTCTGAAGATTATACCTTCTCACGCAGATGGCAAGACATGGGTGGTGAGATTTGGCTTGACCCTTCAATCTCGTTGAACCACTATGGTTCATTCAACTTCCAAGGCAATCCTCAGCAAATTATCCAAATCGGTTAATCCTGATAATATATTATGAAATTGACAGAGCTCCAAGACGAATGGGAGAAGGATTGTAAAATCAATGAAATGAATCTGGGGCAGGAGTCGATAAAAACTCCTAACCTACACTCCAAGTATTTGAACTTTCTTTCTTCTACTAGATTAAATCTTCGTAAAGCCGAATCTGATTATTTAAATTGCCGACGTAAGAAGTATCGCTATTACAGAGGTGAAATGACACAATCAGAATTAGAAGACGAAGGTTGGGATCAATGGCAGGGCAATAAGCCTTTAAAGAATGAAATGGATGAGTTCTTAACTGTAGATTTGCATCTTGTTCAATATCAAGATAAAGTTGAATACTTTAAAACAGTATTATATCAGTTAGAACAAATTATTCGCTCTATTAATAGTAGAGGGTGGGATATTAAAAATGCTATTGAGTGGCAAAAATTCACTAACGGTATGATGTAATGGCAGATATCTTTTTATCCAAAAAAGATGAAGTACATCTTAAGGTAAAATGTGAACCGTCAATTGGACAAGAATTGAACGATCATTTTGCTTTTGATGTGCCAGGCGCTAAGTTTCATCCTTTATATAAAGCAAGAATGTGGGACGGTAAAGTTCGTCTCTATTCTATGTTTACGCAAGAACTTTATGTTGGATTAAAAGAATATCTAGAACGCTTCTGTGAAGAGCGCGATTACACTATAGATTATGAAAATTATATTCATACCGCGGATGCGGCTACATATGATATAGTAAGAAAATTTTGTGAAGATCTAAATTTAGGGACAAAGGGTAAACCTCTAGAAATAAGAGATTACCAAATTGACGCTGTATTCAAGGCGATTGAAAATGGTAGACAATTATTATTATCGCCGACGGGATCAGGTAAGTCTTTAATCATATATTGCTTACTTCGTTGGAATGAAAGATTTGATAGAAGACAGTTAATACTTGTACCTACAACCTCACTTGTGGAACAAATGTATTCAGACTTTCAAGACTATTCTTGTCTTAATGGTTGGAAAACTTCTGAGCATTGTCATCGCATATATGGCGGTCACGAAAAATCAAATGAATATGATGTTGTCATTAGTACATGGCAATCGTTATATAAATTACCAAAACCTTTCTTTAAAGACTTTAAAGTAATATATGGCGATGAAGCCCATAATTTTAAAGCAAAATCCCTAACAAGTATATTATCCAAATGCACTACAACTCCTTATCGAGTAGGTACAACAGGCACACTTGACGGTACTAAAACTCACAAATTAGTATTAGAAGGATTGTTCGGGCCTGTTTACAAAGTTACAACAACTAAGAAACTTATTTCAGATAAGACATTAGCTGATCTTGAAATTTTTAATATAGTCTTGGAATATACTGATGAAATTCGCAAGGCATCTAAAACGTTATCGTATCAAGATGAAATGGATTTTATAGTTCAATATGAACCAAGAAACAAATTTATTAGAAACCTTGCACTTAAGCAAGAGGGTAATACTTTAGTATTGTTTCAGTATGTTGAGAAACACGGTAAACCTTTATCGGAAATGATTAAAGAAAAAGCAGGCGACCGAAAGGTGTTTTTTGTTTACGGTGGTACAGATACAGAACAAAGAGAAAATATACGAAAGATAACAGAACTTGAGAATGATGCTATTATTGTAGCAAGTTATGGAACATTCTCTACAGGAATAAATATTAAAAACCTGCATAATATTGTTTTTGCATCTCCTTCAAAATCTCGTATTAGAAATTTACAATCTATTGGGCGAGGACTTAGGACAAGTGAAACTAAAACATCATGTAACTTATATGATATTGCAGATGATTTGAGTTGGAAGAATAGAAAAAACTATACGTTATTACATATGATTGAAAGAATTAAAATTTATAATGATGAGCATTTCAACTATAAATTAGTAAAGGTTCCGTTACAATGACAAATACCACATATTACAAATATTTAAAATTAACTAACGGCGATAATATAATTTGCAAAACAACTAAGGATTATAAATCTATAACTCGTAGTAAATCACTTACAGTAAAACAGCCCGTAGTTCTAAGTCAAATTAGAATGCCTAGAAATAATGTTCTTATAGAGTCGTATATAATGTATCCATTATTTAGTTTTGCTGTAGATGATGTATACGAAATTCCGGTGAATCAGATTGTAGTTGCTACAAATATAAAAGATTCCTTGAAAGAAAATTATGAGGAATATTTGACACAAAGAGAAGAAGCAGATAAAGACGTGACAGAGGAATTTACTACAGATATAAATGAATTGAAAGCATCTGAGGAAGATGACGATTTAGATATTGATGAATTAGAAGATGAATTAATTACTAAAATACTTGAAGGAGATAATGATGAAAACTCAGACACCAGAGGTGGAAGAGCTAATCGAAGAACAATCCATTAGCAAAGTAAAAGCGCCTGCACACTATGTTGATAATAAGAAATTCTTAGCAGCATTAATAGATTATAAAAATAGTATAGATGTCGCAAAGGCAAAAGGTGAGGAACTACCGAGAGTTACTCATTATATAGGTGAATGCTTTATTAAAATAGCAACACATCTATCTTACAAATCTAATTTTATTAACTATACTTTTAGAGATGATATGGTTTCAGATGGTATTGAAAACTGTCTGACAGCAGCCGCAAAATTCGATCCCACAAAATCATCTAATCCATTTGCATATTATACGCAGATTATTTACTTTGCCTTTATCCGTAGGATTCAAAAGGAAAAGAAACAACAGGCGACTAAATATAAATTGATTGAGAATATGGATTTAGATTCAATTCTTATGGGTTCAGACGATACCGAATCTGGAAGACAGATAATTGATTATTTGAAAAAGCAATTGGATACAATCGATCCAGAGAGACGCGAAACCCCCTCACAGACCAAAGCTCGTAAAAAGAAAAAAGCAGCCGATGATTTGGCAGAAAAAGACGAGGAAATTATTGACTTTCCGGAAGAAGACAAATATAATTAAGCATGAATAAAAATGATGAAATCATGTTCATTCTTCAAGAAGAATGTGCAGAAGTGACACAAGCAATATCAAAGTGTTTACGCTTTGGAATTGATAATTATAAACCAGGAAAGCCAAAGACTAACAGAGAACATCTCGCAGAAGAACTTGGTGACCTACAAGCAATGATTGATTTGTGTATTAAATTTGATATCGTCAACCGCGAACAAGTTAACATTGCCGCGGATAATAAAATTGCTAAACTTAAAAAATGGTCTACAATATATGAGCAAACTGAAAATATCTGAACTATTCTATAGCATACAGGGCGAGGGGCGTTATATGGGCGTACCCTCTGTCTTTTTAAGAACCTTTGGTTGTAACTTTACTTGTGG